CCTCGATTTCATGTTGATTGGTCCACCCACGCCTAATTGCTTTTTTTAAGTTTTCTTGCAATCGAAAACGTTGCAATCGTTGCAAACCTTTTCCGATTAAAGAAAGATTATCACGATTTTCTCGCCCAATTTCGTTTATTTCACCAACTGATTTTTCAAGCCCTCCGATTTTGTCTGAAAGTACGTTGATTTGTTTTTCAGTTTCTTTTGTGTTCTTCGTACTCTTGAATGAAAAGTAGCTCGGAATTATAACGATTAAAACGGGCGTGAGTTTATCGATTAAGGTTAAGAAATCCAATTAACCCACCTCCCTTTCTGAAACAGTTGATTATTGAACAGGCTGAGTATCTAATTCGCTGGATGGTTTTTCTGCTTTTGGTTCAGTCCATTTCCAAATACCTAATTTACCGTTTTGCTCTAATGATGCGAGTTGTTCAAGTGTTTCTCCTTGATAAGTGAATGGCTCGTTTACTTGAATCATAACGCGTTTGCCTTCTTGGAATTTCTCAACATGATTCACATCTTCAAACGTGAAAATTTCTTGCGATTGGTAAGTCTTACCAGTTTTAGCAGGGTCCACCAATTCAAGACCGCGTTTGAAAACAGTAGGATCTAACGGATTATCAACGTCCGTTACTCGAGCCAATACTGCCCAATCTGCTACCGCTTTGACCTCTGCAATTTTCGCATCTTTCTCAGCAAGTTTTTCTTCATAGCTTTCAGCTTGCGTACGTAAATCTTCTTGAAGTTTCTTCACTCCCTCCGCTGGATTGAACTCAGTAGTCACTTGCCCAATGACTGCCTTAATTAATTCCTCGTCTGATTCGTTCACAAGGTTTCCGACTAATACACGGTCAAAAGCCGTATATGGTGTTTCTTGACGAATTGCGACAAAAGTGCGGTTGTTTTCTTGTAAATATTTGTTGATTACTTTAAATGTCATATATCATTCTTCCTTTTCTTTATCTGATTGTAGTTGTTGGATTTTTGCTTCTGCTTCTTCATATAAAGCCTTGTAATTTGCACATTCAATTGTTTTATTTGCTAATTGAATTGCTAAATCGTTAATCACTTTATCTTGTGTATTCATGTTTCGCCTCTCTTATTTCCATTTTGTGTAATAACCACGGCTGTAATTTCCAGCTACTGCTCCTAGATTTCTGAAATTATCGTAAATGTCATTTAAGATATACGATAATCGAACGCCTTGAATAACAATTTCATCAACACCAGTAATGCTGTGGTTGCCCGTATCAATAGCTATTTCTTTCAATCCAGCTTGCGCACTCTGGTTAAATGTTATTCTTTGGCCGTACATATTGATAGCACTTTGAATGTTGCTCCCAGTTCGTCCATTCCAGATTTGAAGGCCTGCTGATGTGTGGTCAAACTGTTGTAATCCGTTTCGGTTACTCAATAGAGCAGTATAAGATGCGTCAACACCGTTGATGTTACCAGAACCGAATGCAAGATACTGTAATGGACGGCCTGGAAATTGGTTTCTTATCCCGACGCCTGGAGAATTCATATCAATTTGCCCTGTTTGCAAGTCAAATGTAGTATCTCCATTTAGAGATGTAATGCGACCACCTTTGATATTATTCCCCGTGAAATCAACGTTCTTAATTTTGGTAATGGTTGCTTGCTTCGCAAACAATTCTTCGACAAACGCTTGTTGCGAAACTAGTCTTTGAATAAACGCAGTGTCGAATTTGACTTTATCTGCCGTAACCGAACCAGCGTCTAATGCGTTAGCGGTAACAGACCCTGCAGCTATCTTACTAGCGGTTATTGCACCGTCCACGAGCATGTCGGACTTAACTTTAATTTTCGGAGCGATAAAGTCAATCCCTCTAGGGCTTGTTGAAATGGTAGCAGCTAACTGTTCACCAGTTAATGTAGTAGAGCCAATCGTCACACCTTCCGACGTCACTTGAACCCTAGCACTGTTAGAAGCGTCTCGCACTTCCTGTCTGATTTCATTTGCCGTTTGTGCAATCGCACTCTTAACATTCGTATCAAAGAACTGTGTTAACGCCCCTTGATTGCTCTTTTGAATTTTACTCCAAAGAGTACTTTTTTCGTCTCTTAATTCCAGTTCAATAGAACGTAAATCCTTGAAGAGTCCAGACAAAGTCCGTTGCGTAACGGTAGGTTCAACGAAGCTAGTCGGAAAATCCCCTTGCTCCAACTGAATATCCGTTAACACCGTGTCTCCAGCACAACCCATGTGATGAAGTTTCAACAGTTCATCGCGTGTTTGCGGTTGAAATACCTTGTAATATCGCCCGTTATGCTCAAGAGCAGGCGCACGGACGTTTTGAATAGTGATGTCCATTTTTAACCTCCGTAAACTTTAATAGGAATTGAACCATAGAAACTTCTATACCGGTTAAATCCTGTTTTTCGTTCAAATTCTTCTAGGGACTCATTGAACGTTACATAAGTTTTCCCCTGTTTGTTTTCGATTTTAGAAACCGAAATTTCTTTCCCGTTTATCTCAACAGTTCTTATCTTGTTTTGTGAAAAATCCTTATTTAGTGTTATTTGTTTATTATGACTATCATAATTAATTGATACGTCACCACTAAATAATAGTCTTATTTTCACCCAAACAAGCTTTGCGCCGATGTAACGATGAGTAACTTCCTTGTTGCCTATATAAATTCCTTCTCTAGCCATACTACCACCTACTCGTATACATCGTAGATAGTAGTGCTATCTTTAGCAGAAAGCGCGTCATACTGGGATTTAGAACCGAACCAATATTTTAGAGGTTGCCCACCGTTTTGATTAATAATATTTTGGCCTGGAGCACCGTCTGCTCCTCTAGGTCCTGTTGGTCCTGCTGGACCTTGAGCACCTCTTGCACCGTCTGCCCCTTTAGGACCAGTTAAACCGATAGGTCCTTGTTCTCCACGAGGACCAGTGTCACCTTTTTGTCCTGGCGTTCCGTTTTCCCCTCTAGGTCCTGCTGGCCCCATTGGACCAGGAGCGCCTTTTAATGATTCTCTCTGTTGACTTGTAAGCTCCTCGAATCGCATAACACCGTCCGCGCCTCGTGGCCCCGTTTCACCGCGCTCTCCTTTGTCGCCTTTTGGTCCTGTTAGATACTGCAAGGCTGAGAATCTGTCACGGCCGTTTCCGACCTTAACTTTACCTGTGTCGCTCTCAACACCTAACTCGCCTTCAAGCAGAACAAGAGGGCTATTTGCCCAATCGATCGCTGTCATTCGTTTATGTTGCACTCTAATTGGTATTGTCTCTGTCATGTTCTACCTCCATCAAAAATAAATGTTGGATTTTCGTTCCAACTTCCGTCATATCTTGAATTTTGCCCATCAGCAACCGTCTTATAGACTGGTTCAAACTCAATTCGATTGGTTCGATTATCAACCGTCGCAAACTGAACTGCGTTCTGATACCAGTCGCCCGAGAATGTCAATCGATAGCCGTCGTTATAAACCGCTAAAACCTGCTCCTCATTATTTGTTAAGTCTTTGTCAATTTTTGGCAAGTGTGGATTAGCAGGCTCAAAAAGAACGTGTCCACCATAAAACGGTGTTTTGTTTATGATTACAGTCACGTCTGTCTTTCCGTAAACCGTACATGTTGCTGACCAACTAATAACGTACTGCTTACCTAGTTCAAAGCCGTCCCCGTTGTGTCCGACTTCGACATAATCAGTACCGTATGCGATTTTTTTAGCTGTACTTCCGTTGAGGCGGTTTCTGTTGTAAATAGCTGTCCCGTCTCCACCAATCAGTCCAGCGTTGATTCTTGCGGTCTCACTGACCTGTTCTAACTTCTTACTCAATTCAGCGATTGAGTCCGCGCCACTCATCAACTCCTCACGAATACGCTTCACGAACTCAGGACGCTCTTTCTCCACTTCTTCATGGATTTTAGCGCTGAAATCTTGAGCTTTGTTTTGGTATTCTTTTACAACGTTATCAATCTCGAGTTGTATAATACGAACCTTTTCGTCTATTTCTTTATTTCGTCTTTCAACTTCATTCGCAATAGCTTCATGAAATAGCGATGCACTAAAACCGCTTATTGCATCTTTGATAGATTGTTGACGTGTTGCACGGTCTTTAGCTTGTAATGTTTGATAATCTCCAAGTTCAGCAACTGAACGGTTATCATCAAGCTTATCGATTGTTAGCTTATGGATTCGAGCTTCAAAAGCGATTCCAATCTGGTCTCTTACAATTCCGACACTGTCACCAATCCAAATATCATTCTCAATCGCATTGGCTAAATCTAATAGATTGGCTTTAAACGTAACAATTGGAACGGATAAGCGTTGTAACTCTTTGTAAGTCGCTTTTAATAATTCAGTAGGGTCTTCAATATCCTCATTGGTATATACACCGAAACGATGCTTAATAACGCCTTCTTGGTGTAATCCATAGATATTTCTAGCAGTTTCATTCGTTACATAATTCTGTCCCGCTGGTTTATCAACGGGGTCTCCATTTGCAACCGACCAAACAACATCTTTGAACTGGATTCTACGACCGTAACCGCCAGTAGCTTCTCCATTTTCATCCGTGCTTTGTTCACCCTTACCACGACCAATCAAGGCTGTTACAACCTCGTCAGACGATTCTTCGTATGTAACATTCAGAATGTTAGTGCCATACTCGAACTGATGACCTGTAACACGTCCGAAGCGTTGATTCAGGTCAATGTATCGTCCAATTATCTTGTTTTCTACAAAGGTATATCTAACCTTGAACTCGCAAGCGTACGATTCAATTATTTTAACGAGCGCTTGACGAACTGAAATATAGTAGAAGCTCAATTTCCCTGTCCGAGTCAAGCCGTCTACATTTCCTAATTGATAGCCTGTTCCTTCTAAAATTCCACTCAATACTTGTTCAGCGGTTCCCTTAGGGCGCTTATTCTCGATAATGAATGAATGTAAGTCACTTTCTGCCCTGTCTATACCTTGTATAGACAATCCAATATCATAGGATTTTTCAGAAATTCTAAACAAACAAAAAGCCCCGTCTCTTGATTGAAAACCAAAAAACTGGGCTTCTTTGATAATGTTAGGCTTGTAATCTACAGGGATTTCAAAGCTCGCTCTATCAAATTGATTCAATTCAATCGTGTGTGTAAAATCCGCAAGGCTCGCTTCATCGATTACATCAATCAATTCTTCCATTTGATTAAATAAGTAAATCATGCGAACACCTCTTTGTACTGGATATCATTCAATGCAGCGCCCTCAACTTGGAATGTATTCACGCCTTTTTGAAGTTTGAAATAACGACTGTTAACCACATCAAAGTTCATCAACTCGTTTCTTCCGTTTAACGTGATTTCTCTAGTTTCACAATTAATTACCAGACTTGAATTTTGAACGTAAGTAGCTTTTAATCTGATATATTTTTGAGTTTCAAGGTGTAAGATACGAATTTCAGAACTTTCTTTAGTTGTAAGGTACAAAATAGGCTCTGTTGGAAAGTCTCCGTTATAAGTCACCTTGTTACTTCCTGTACTTTTAGGCTCAGTATATTTAAACGGGTCATAGCAAATGAAATGTAGTTTAATAACTGTGTCGTTTGCGTCTTCCAATTCTGGTTTTTTAACTTTTGAAAAGATAGCTTTGTAATATCTTTCGCCATCGTCTCCAAATTCTAATTTTTTTGCTTGACGGGAAAACAACAATCGGTTTAAACGCTCATATTGTTTTCGCATTCCCAAATCAGTATAACCAGTAAGTCTGACCTGTACTTCAATTTCACGCTCTTTATAAGTAGCTCCATAGAGATATTGACCGTCTCGACCTTTTATATTCGCTGTTTCATGGTGAAAATCAAGGACGTCCCGTCCTGTGGTATTCGCCACAAAGAACGTTCCGTCCTCATTATTCATTTCTTGATTGAGGCTTACTCCACCAAATTGAACTTCTAAACCAGAATTAAATGTTGGTGTGCCTTTTGTCGTGTCGTTAAAAATATACATTTAAGTCACCATTAAAGGCTTGAAGCCTTCAATCTTATCCTTTCCTCTTTATTTTGGACGTTTGAAATATCTGAAACAAAGGCTCTGAAATCATTAGAACCGAGAGCGAGGTTAATAACCGCTGGCTCTTTCGTCTGGTTGACTTCATAAGTAGCTGATAATGTGCCAGATACGTTATTTGAGAAATCGCCCTGCAAAGCATTTGACATCGCTGAAACTCTTGAGCCTGCATCGT